CAAAGGATAAGAATTAGTGTATAATATACACAAGAAGTAAAAAAAGAACTCAATACTATGGTGCCTCGTATTGAGGGATAACTAACGGTACCAAAAAAAACTGAGGAGTTTACAACATGGCTAAAAAGCTAACTAAAAAACAAAAAGTATTAAATCTATTATCAAAAGGTAATCCCGTTTGGTGGAAAACTTTAAGAGGAAGTAGATTTGACTTGAAATCGCCAAGAGCGATGATTGACCAACTACGAACTGAAGGACACATGGTTTATATTAATAAATCTGCTGGTGGTACTTCGTATCGTTTAGGCAAACCAACCCAAGCAATTATTGCTGCTGGTGTTGATAAAGTATTTTACTTTGGTAAAGATGAGAAAACTACTAACATGAACGAAATCGTTGCTGCTGGTATCAAATCTCTTTACGGTACACAAACATACGCTTATTCTAACCAATAAACCATTCTACCTTATAAATAGGAATGATAGGCAACTCGTAAGCCCTGTCATTTAGAGGTAGAGTGTCATCCGCAATGACACCGTATGAAAAGGTTTCGGGCAGTTTCTCCTTCCAAGAAAAACTGCCTTTTTTAATAAAACCGTTATAAATAATAATGATATGCCCATTAAGGGGTATCATTTTTAAAACTTGCTTAATAAAAGGAGAAACACTATGGTTAATAGAACCTTATCTATATGGAACGAACTACGCCCATTTCAAGTGGGATTCGACCACGCTTTTGAACGCTTTAACACTCAGTTAGAACACACTCAAGGCTCAAACTTCCCACCCTACAACATCAAAAAACTTAATGATTTCAATTGGACTATTGAGATGGCGCTTGCCGGTTTCAATAAGAAAGATATCGAAGTACTATACTCTGATAATCAATTAACGATTAAATCAATATTTGAAAAAGATGAAACTGATGCGGAAGATGTAACAACAATTCACAGAGGCATTTCAAAACGACAATTCAAGAAAGCATTTACACTTGCTGATGAAGTAGTCATTAATGGTGCTGAGTTGAAAGATGGTATGTTGATTGTCGATTTAGAGAAAATCGTTCCCGAGGAGAAAAAGCCTCGTACAATTAAAATTACTTAATTGCAAAATAGATGGGCGCCAAATTAATTGGTGCCTATCGCTTGACAAAATAATGAAACTAATGTATAATAGCATTACTTAACTAAAAGGACTATATAATGAAACTTAATGCAACAACCCACGATATTCTTAAAAACTTCTCAGAGATTAATACAAACATATTAATCAAACCAGGAAGTGAATTGAATACAATCTCTACAATGCGAAACATTTTTGCCAAGGCAACTATCTCTGAACCATTTGATAGTGAATTCGGCATCTATGATTTGAACGAATTCTTATCTGTAGTGTCAAGTTTAAATAAACCTGAACTTACATTAGAAGATAAATATATGACAATCTCTGCTGAAGGCAGTCGTGCAAAAGCAAAATACTTTTATTCTGACCCGTCAGTAATCGTATCACCGACTAAAGATGTTAACATGCCTGAATCAGATGTAACATTTACTTTGTCTGAATCAAATCTTCAACAACTTCAAAAGATGGCTGCTATTCTAAAAGCACCTGACCTTGCTCTTATCGGCACAAAAGGTGGCGATGTAGTATTAAAAGTTTGTGATAAGAAAAATGATACATCTAATAAGTTTGACATTGTTGTCGGCGAAAACGGTTCAGCAGATTTCACTTTCTATTTCAAAGTAGAAAATCTTAAAATGATGTCTGGCGATTATGATGTTTCTGTTTCGTCAAAGTCTATATCTCACTTTAAAAATACAAAACTTCCGATTGAATATTGGATTGCACTTGAACCAGATAGTGTTTTTGACGCTGGTTAATTTTTTATATATTATGAATAAGGTGAATTATGAGTACAACAGACTTCCTATGGGTCGAGGAATATCGACCTAAGACAATTGATGATTGCATACTACCGCAATCCTTAAAAACATTGTTTCAGTCTTTCATTGAGAAAGGCGAGATATCAAATATGTTATTTTCAGGCACACCAGGTGTCGGCAAGACCACAGTTGCAAAGGCGCTGTGTGAGCAAATGAACTGTGATTGGATAATGATTAACGGTTCAGAAGAAGGCGGCATTGATGTTCTCAGAAATAAAATCAAGAACTTTGCTTCAACAGTATCACTCTCTGGCGGTAAGAAGGTAGTGATACTTGATGAGGCAGATTATCTTAATCCTCAATCAACACAACCTGCTTTAAGAGGCTTTGTTGAGGAGTTTCATAAGAACTGTCGATTCATTCTTACATGTAATTTTAAGAATAGAATCATTGAACCACTTCACAGTCGATTCTCAAACATTGAGTTTAAGATTAACAACAAAGAAAAGCCTCAACTACAAACTCAATTGTACAATCGGGCAACCTTTATTCTTAAAAAGCAAAATATAGAATATGAAGATAAGGCACTCATTGGGTTAATCACAAAACACTTTCCAGATTTCAGAAAACTTATTAATGAGTTACAAAGATATTCTGTAAGTGGCGCTATTGATGCTGGTATTCTTGTAAACATTTCAGATGAAAATCTAAAGTCTTTAACAGGGCACCTGAAAGCAAAAGAGTTTGGCGATATGCGAAAGTGGGTTGTAAATAATCTTGACAACGACCCAGTTAAAATCTTTAGAAAGATATATGATAGTCTAAATACAACTTTACAACCTGAAACAATACCTCATGCGATTCTAATCATTGCTGACTATCAATACAAGTCTGCCTTCGTAGCAGACCAAGAGATTAATCTAGTCGCATGTTTAACTGAAATAATGTCGCAAGTTAAGTTTAAGTAATGTACGATTTATTTAAAGATTATCTGCCGGCGATAAATCACACCAAAAAGAACCTAATGGACTCTGATGATGTAATGTGGGAAAAGAAGTACCCTGCATTTATGGTCAACAAAGTCCTGTCTGGTTTCTCAGACACCATCATGCTCACCAATGAAATGAATAGAAATCATTTTCTTGATAGAGATATGCAGTTTCAATTTCTACTAAATAGTATTAGGTCTAAGAAAAGGTTTACTCCATTTCTAAGAGCTAGTAAGATTAAAGACATTGAGTGTGTAAAAGAGTATTATGGTTATAGTAATGAAAAGGCCAAGACTGCTCTCGATATACTCACCAAAGAACAATTGAAATTAATTAAAGATAGTCTATACAAAGGTGGGACAAAATGAATGAACTAGATAATAGTTGGCATCCTGAGAAGATGCTAGAAGTACAGTTAAAAGAGCCAGATGATTTCCTAAAGGTTAGAGAAACCCTAACAAGAATTGGCGTTGCCTCGAGGAAAGACAAGAAGTTATTCCAATCATGCCATATTCTACACAAACAAGGAAGATATTTCATAGTACATTTTAAAGAGTTGTTTGCCTTAGACGGCAAGTTTTCTAACTTCTCTGAGAATGACCTTGAAAGAAGGAATACTATTGCTCAGTTATTGAGTGATTGGGGTTTGATTACTATACTAAACAAAGAGAATGCTGAGAACAAGGCACCTCTATCACAGATTAAAGTTCTTGCGTTCAAAGATAAGAGCGACTGGGACTTACAAGCAAAATACAACATAGGTAAAAAAGTAGATGACGAAGGCGCCGAAGTTTAGAGATTTCATTACCGAGAAAGTTCAAAGAAGCAAGATACATGTCGCTGTCTTAACTAAAGTCAATGCTACCAGCAAAGGTGTTGTTAGCAATATGATACTAAAGGAGTGTGAGAAAAGAAATATTCCTTGTCATATTGTTAATACTCAAGAAGCCTGGGTTTCAAAAAATGACTTAGACAAAGGCACACTACTTGTTTCAAACATTGATGGTGAAGATACCGAAGTAGAATTTGAACTGGCAAATACAATTTGTTTTGTTCGTGCTGGCGTTCTTGAAGATGAAACTGGTCTTGCATTACTCTCAACATTTGAAAACGCTGGTGCGTTTATGGTAAACACTAGAGATGGTATGTTGACATGTGATAATAAAATGTCCGCATATATTTCTTTTGAAAGAGATAATATACCTACTCCAAGAACTGCTCTTATATCAACCGAAAAAGGATTACTACACGCCCACGAAAGACTGGGTGGTAAATATCCTGTGATTATGAAAACACTTACAGGTACTCAAGGTATCGGTGTGTCAATCGTTGAGTCTGAAAAGAGTATGGTTTCAGTAGCACAATCACTTTGGAAGTTTGGTGCTGCACTTCTACTTCAAGAGTTTATGAAATTTGATTTTGACATTCGTACAATTGTGATGAATGGTAAAGTTGTGGCGTCTACAAAAAGAACTAGCGCTAAAAAAGATTTTCGTTCTAACAAACACAGAGAAGCAACTACCGAAGCTTATAAGTTATCGAAAGATGAACACAAGTTAGTCTTAGATGCCGCTCGTTCTGTTGGTGCATATATGGTTGGCGTTGACCATGCAATCGTTGATGGTGAATATTATGTTCTAGAATGTAATGGTTCTCCTGGTCTTGGTTCAAAGTTTGGACTATATAATACAGCCTTTGCTGAGAAATCATATATTGGAGAAACTAAACCAGAAAAGATAATGAAAGAAGTGTTTGATTATATTAGTCAAGATGTTCATAGAAAATACTCATTTACTAAAGAGTCAGGATTTCATGAAAGAATTAACATTGATGGTTACGGACCTGTTCGGGCAAAGTTTGATACAGGAAATGGAACTACGGCCTCAATGTTTCATGTTGACAAAATAGATGTATCAAATAAAACTGTCAAGTGGGAAAAAGATGGTCATAAATTCACAAGTAAATTAGAAGGCGAATCTCAGGCAACTAGAATGGGTGATGTAGATGACAGACCAATTGTTTTTGTAGATTTAACTTTTAATAATAAATTTTATAAAGATGTGCCAATAGGATTAACAACAAAAGATTCAAGAAGTACATTTCTTGTTAATAGAGATTTATTGACTAGATTTAAAGTAAATGTAAACCCAAATAGAAAGTTTGTTCTTTCTGATTGGATTGAAAGAAGTGATGGAAGCGATACTAAAGGAGTTAATATTAGCCCATTCAAAAAATAATTTGTCGATACGCTTGACAAATCAATCAGACTACTGTATAATAGTCTATACTAAATCATGAAAAGGAGAAACAAATGGCACAAAATCATCAAACTCAAAACCCATTATTCAAAGCACTAATTAAGCAATACGAATCAGAAGTTGCAAGTGCGTTTGCTACGCTAGTAGTTTATTTTGACAACCCTGTTGCGATAGGTGAACACCCTCAACACATAGAAGAAATGGATAAACTAGTTGCTAAGATAGCAGATGCTGAAGATAAACTTCAAGCACTAAACACACACTTCAACAATACTCAAATATAATTAATGAAGTTCTACACAAGTGTACTTCCTTACAGGGGGCGGTTGTTAGTTCGTGGTGTTGATAAAGACGGCGCTCAAAAGAAATATAGAATTAACTACAAGCCCTCACTTTTTGTCCCAGTAGGCAAAGAAACAAAGTATAAGACTTTAGATGGTCGTTATGTTGAAAAGATAAAGTTCGACAGTATGCCTGAGGCGACTAAGTGGGTGAACGAATATAAGAATGTTACTAACTTCGAATACTTCGGCAACACAAGACATCAATATCCATTTATTGCTGATGAATTTCAAGGCAAGATAGATTGGGATATAAATCAAATCAAAATTCTTACAATTGATATTGAGTGTGAGAGTGAGAATGGTTTCCCAAGTCCTGAAAAGGCAGACCAACCACTAATCTGTATCACAGTAAAAGACCACACATCTAAAAAGATTATTGTTTTCGGCATGGGCAACTTCGTCAATGACCGAGAAGATGTTCAATACATTAACTGCTCGTCTGAAACTCATCTCGTTGAAACATTCACTAAGTTTTGGGTTGAATACAATCCCGACATCATCACTGGTTGGAATGTAAAGTTCTTTGATATACCTTATCTGATGAATCGTTTTCGTTATCTTATGGGTGATGAATGGATTAATCAATTCAGTCCTTGGGGCGTTGTCGAACAGCGTTCTGCGGCCGTTTTGTTTGCTTCGAGAGAACAACAAGTGTGGAATATAATGGGCGTTGATACGCTTGATTATCTTGACCTGTATCGTAAGTTTACATTTGTCAGGCGAGAGAGTTACAAACTAGATTATATCGGCGAAGTTGAACTCGGCGAAAACAAGAACGAGAATCCGTATGATACTTTCAAAGAGTTTTATGCTAACGACTATCAAAAGTTTGTTGAATACAATATTCAAGATGTTGAACTCGTTGATAAGTTAGAAGATAAGATGCAGTTGATTCGTTTGTTCTTGACTATGGCGTATGAGGCAAAAGTCAACTACCAAGATGTATTCGGTCAAGTAAGAATATGGGATTGTATTATCTATCATCACTTGCGTTCAAAGAATATTGT